ACCAACACAACGCGGCCTTCCGCGGTCGCATAGGGGGTCCCAACTCAAAAGGACTCCTACACTTCCGAATTCCCTCCGTGCTCTGTCGAAGCGCATCTACCGACGTTGTCGGACGCTTCATACCAGACCGGCTGCCTATGCATTTCGCCTAAAGTTCGAGCATCTGCTCTTACATGAAGGCACAGGTGCAATTAAGTACCTTAAAAGTGCGGGGCAGGGTTTGATATGGAACCTAACTGGTGATAACAAGCCACAATGGGTTCGTATGTCGACCAATCGGGGATCACGACAGATTCCGGATATCTTTGCCGAGTTTGCGGATTCTTCTGATGAAGTTATCCTACGACTTGCTAAGATCGCAAGGTCCATCAGGTACCCGTCTGTCCATAAGGAACAGATAGATAAGGTTGTCAAAGCTGTTCTTAACCCCTACCGGGGGTCTGAAGTGGCTTTGGCCCAAGCGCAGCGTCTTGTAAAAGAGGCCTGTTCTCGGTCCTTACCTAATAGGTATGAAGATATTTCTGAAATACCTTCTGTTACTCGGCAATTCCGCCGTGTAACCTCTGTCTCTGGTCCTACTAAGGTGGTAAATATGCCGCCCATTCGGGAATCCATAGAGCTGGTTAACAGTACTCCTTGCCTCAGAGATTACTCTCGAGTCCTTGATGCCTTCTCAGGCATTAAGAAAGAGTACGTAGACTTCTTGATTAAACAGGATCCACCCGCTGACTCTAACGAGTACGTTGGGGAAATCTTTGCCAAACAAGAAGGTGGCGGAAAATTACGTATGTACGCTGCCCCGTTTACCGTTATCCAGGCGTGCCTGTATCCTCTGCATGACTTCTTAGCGCATGCAAGGTCACGGATTGAGACAGATTGCACATACAACCAAGAATCAGGTGCGATCTGGGCGCAACGCAAGTTGCAGTCGGGCGTGAGGGTCCACTCTGTGGATCTCTCTACTGCCACGTGCAGGTTCCCTCTCAGTCTGCAGCAAACGGTACTTGACTACTTAGAAGTACCGAGTGAGCTTCAAGCTCTCTTCCATTTTGCTGCTAGAGGTAAATGGCGCGTTGGAGACACTCTAGTCGCCCAGGGCTTTCCTTCAGTTTTGAGTTGGAAGGTCGGCCAACCGTTAGGTTTGGTCCCGTCTATGAGTTTGTTTTCACTCACCCACAACCTACTCCTGCGAGGCATTTGCCTTCAGGTAGGGGTCTCTTGGGACTGCTTCCGGATCCTTGGTGATGATGTTGTCATTTCTGATGATATTGTTGCCGACGTCTATCGCAGGCTTATCCAGGCCCTAGGAATTGATATCTCCTGGAGTAAATCGTTCTCCAGTGACATCTATGCGGAGTTTGCAGGTTATTCTATTACCCGCAATTGTATGCTCCGACCCGGACAGTGGAAGCCCGTAACGTTCAGCAACTTGTTTGAACTAACTCGGGAACTTGGCTGGTTATCCATGGCTGAATTAGCCGGATTCCATACCAAAACACTCACCGGACTTAAGGCAGCTCTATTCTCCGTTGGGAGTTACGAGCCGTCAAATATCCAAGAGTATTCCAAGCTCTTGAAGATCAATTCCCTGGTAAGCAAGCCTTACTACGTTAACAATGTGCCATTGACGACACGACCGTTTCACGATGGTTTAGCTCGCTCAATGATGTTGCAGGGATTGGACCCTCGTTGCGTAGAAGTTTCTTCTCCTCGCGCTTTAGTCGCGCGTGTATTAGATGCTATTTACAAGGCTGGTATCCCTCGAGTCCTTGTGGCTCAGATGGAAAGTATCCTATCTGTACCGAGTACCCAAGATGTACAAGCCGTCATCGGCCCGCTCCACTCTATGAGTAGGTGCTTCGCCGAGATGACTTTCCTCGACCTTGAGAAAGTCAGGAGCATTTTGGACTCGGTTGAGTCCATTATCATCTCTAGCCTGTGGCTACCACCTAAGTGTGGTGCTTCTTCAAGAGTTAAACTCTCAAAGTATGC